AGACAATGGTCGGTGTGGCTTTTTATTCGCATACCGCGCCCTGCCATTTGCATGTAGAGCCCCGGCGAAAGTGTCGGGCGACAAAAAGCGATTAGATCAATGTCGGGATAGTCGAAACCCGTTATAAGCACGTTGGCGTTAGTTACGGCACGGATTTCCCCTCGCTTGAATGCGTCGAGAATGAATTCGCGTTCTTTTTTGTGAGTTTTGCCCGTAACGCAATTGGCGGGAATTCCGAACTCGCATAGGATATCTGCCATTGTTTGAGCGTGCTTTACGCCTGTACAAAAAAAGAGCCAGGCTTTTCTATCGCCGGCAAGTTTTATTACCTCATCAATAACCCGGTAATTTTGATTTTTTGTGTTTACAGCCTTTTGGAGTTGCGATTCTATATATTCGCCGCCACGTTTCTGCACGCCGTCTACGGAGAGGCGAAGCCCCGTGACTTTCGAGCGTAACGGGGCTAAGTACCCATCCCTAACCAATTCTTCTATGGATACGGGCTCGATGAGATCATCGAAAATCGCCGGCTTATCCGTGATGAGTCCGTGTCCGAGCCTAAAAGGCGTAGCCGTGAGACCGATTACGCGAAGAGCCGGGTTAATTTCTTTTAACTCGTGTAGGAATTTTCTGTATGATCCTTCCTTGCGGTGATTGATTAAATGTGCTTCATCCACAAGCGCAATATCTACGTGGCCTACCTCTAGGGCGCGGTTTCTGATGGATTGGATTCCGGCTACGGTGATAGGGTTATCAAGTTCCTTTCTCCCAACACCGGCGGAATAAATCCCTACCGGAGCCCCGGGCCAGAGTTTTATAATTTTATCCACATCTTGTTCGATTAATTCTTTTGCGTGGGTTAAAATAAGGATTTTCTGCCCGGGCCAGTTTTTGAGGGTATCTTTGCAAAATTCCGCAATAATAATCGATTTACCGCTACCGGTAGGAAGAACGATACATGGGTGCCCGGTGTTTCCATTGGCGAACCAAGTATACAGATCGGATAGGGTTTTTTTCTGGTACGGGCGAAGGGTGAGCATGTGTCTAAACGCCTAAAACGGTGTTACCGTTTCGCCGGCTTCCTCTTCTGCGCCGTGCCCGATAATTTCTACACTGGCATAAACATTTGCGTCGCCCTCTCCATTCCAAACTGGCCGGCCGTTGATTTCATAACAAACCGAAAACCCATCTTCCGAGCCTTGTAGAACTTTCCACGGAACTAAATCTGGGTGAAGCACGTGGCAGGCGCAACCGGTTCTTTGCGCTTCCACAGGAATTTCTGCCCCGCTGTACCGAGCACACGTGAACGTAGAATCTTTTGTTGCCGTGGCGTGAGCGCATGTACGGCAATTTATTTCTTTTGTGAGGTGTGTTTGGTGGCAAAATTCATAGCATGGGCAAAGTTTACACTGCCACCATGTGGGATCGGCTGACAGTGGTTCCGGGAGCCGATCTGAAAGGGCGATCCTGTGCCCGCGATCTACAAGCGCTTGTGCCGCCTCTTTGTCAAACCGCACACGCTCCGTGTAATAGGTATCATCATTTTTGTTGATCGCCACATATAGAGCACGATCAATGCCAGTTCCCAACATGTATACCTGCATTTGGCACCAGTGGCGTGGCTTTGATTCCTTCACGCCTTTTGAAATTAAATCCTTAAAAGATTTTTCGTTATGCGTTTTAAATTCCGCGATGTGGCGTTTTTTGGGAGCTTCCGGAACGCCAGATTCTATGATCCCATCTATGGAACCCGATACATGGGAACCAAAATCCACCCGGCTTTGTTCGCCGCCGGTAGAATGGATTTCAATCCCTATAGAACGCAAATCTTCTACAATAGAATATTCTTCCCGTTGCCCGCGCCGGAAGAGCCGCAACATTCGGCCCTCAAACTTTTCGGAAACCGCCCACCTGAAAGAGAGCCATAAATATCTATCGCACGGGTGCCCGAGAAGAGAAGCGCCCAGGTGCGGGCGCGGCTCTTCTCTGTTTTCTTCCATTTTCATATCGATTAGCGCGGCAATGGAATTATTCGCTTCTGGTATTTTCATTTATACCGATTTCTGGTTTTGCAACCAAGGAGGCAAGGCGGCGGTGGGCTTTTCGGCTTGTGGCG